GTGTGAGAGTCTGGGAGTTGACGAGCCAAAAGCTGTTTTGATTCATGCCGACCAATGTGTTCCAGATGGTGGCATTTAAGTCTTGACGATTGACAGGATCGCCATCAGCAACGTCATCAAAGACTTGGATTGCTTCATAGAGCATCATCAGCCACTCCGTTGCGGGAGCAGGCAAGGATAGACCTTTCTGTAGGTTCTCTCTCAGCCAATCAGTCATACGCCCCCCAAACGGATAAGCTGCTGGTGGCTCGATTGACTCAGCGAGGGTATTTTCCCACAAATCGTCATTTCAATCCATCTCATCTTCACGTTCTTCCCAAGCCTGACAAACTCTCATGTCATTACAGATGAAATTGAGTTTATAGCAATGACCACGAAATCCTGCGCCCTTGTCGTATGCGCCCATAGGGATGCGCTCAATTTTGACCTGTGCCATCAGACTGTTGTCGTAATACTCACAGTTTGAGCAATGCTTGCGTCTTGCGTCCTTTTCGTCGCATTGCATCGCATCAGCCAAAGCCACATAAAATGGCTTGTTTGCGCCAGGCTCATTGGTCGGGACTTCTGGACCATAGTTCCAATCCTGCACCGCAATGGCATAATTCTTCTTGTTTTCAGCTGTACTTAGGAACTCTTCTTCCATTGGTAGCCCAGCGAAACCCTTGGGGATAATCATAAAGTTTTTCATAGCGTTCCTTTAAGTAATCTCTCGGCCTGATGCCCGAATGGTCAAAGATGTGGCTGCGCTCGCAATCGTTGAGATAAAACCACCTGATTCTAGTACCTGACCAACCAGTTCTGGGCAAGTATAAGTCGCATCTGGCGCAATACTGGTTGCATCGATAATTAAGTTTGCAGCACCAGCCGATCCACCAAGTGTGACCAAATTGCAGCTAAACGTGACGTTTCCTGCGCTTGTATTGGTGACAGTAAACTTGTCAATGATGGCTTTCGCATTGACTGCCGTATATTGGGTTGTTTGGGCATTTTCTGCTTGCTTTGCTGGTATCAGCACCTTTACTGTGACAGCCATGATTGCTCCTTAAATTGCTTCTGCGCCAGATGCGATGATAGTCAAACCCGCTGAGGCGGCTTGAATCTGAATGGTGTCCCCTGCGTTCAATACCTCAATTCCGTTGTATTGCAAAGCATTGGCGTTCGGCACAGGGACATCGTAAAGAAAAGCGTTTGCCGTTCCTGCTGTGCCTGCTGACGGGACTAGAAACACCCGCACATTGATTGGTGCGCCTGTAGTGTTGGCAATGCTAAATTCTTTGAGCAGAGTACGGGTCGCAGCTGGGACTGTGTAAAGGGTTGTCACGCCTGTGGTGATGGCGGCCTGTCCCAACTTGGTAGGGGTAATTACATCGAAAGCCATGTCAGCACCTGATTTGATCGCACTCTGGCGGTTTGGTTTGCATAGGGCAAGATGCCATTGACATCATGTGACAGCTCAACATTGTTGCGAACTGGTGCAACCGCCAATAACTCCAACTCCTGATCTATTTCACTTATTTGAGACAGAGCATCGTTAGCTGTTGACTGCGCTGTTCCTGCTGCAATGTTTACAACTAAAATGTCATCCGGTGAATCAACAACCGTTTCAGCCAAAGCAAACAGATTCTCAAATTGCTTGATCTGCTCTGGGTTAGACAGAAATTCAGCAAGTTGGTCTCTGGTGAGTCCAATGGGTCTGAATACCTTTGCCATTAGTATGCCAACCCTTCGATTTTGGCTTCCAGACGCACAAACGAAATGTGCGAGTCGCTATCACCACGAAACTTCTGGATTCTAAAGTTTCTCATGTGTCCCATCTGAAACCATGCCAGACGTTTGGCTGTGTTTCCAATCGTGCCAACCTTGATAAATTTCTCTTGGCTATATGTCAAACCATCAACAGAGTAACTGGTGCTGATCTGTGGATCAATGCCCAAAGCCACCCGACCCGTTAAGCTGACCAACTCCATCTCATGGAATAGCGCACCTTTTCCTGCGTTATATACGATCAGCGTGCCAAACTCCCAGCGCACCTGTTCGCCCCAATGCGAGCCAATGGTGTCAACCAGATAGCCAATGTTGCTAGACTGCGGATCACCAACAAGCCATTTGTCATAGGCATAGACCAAATTTCTAGCCCGATAAGGAGAGAAACCAACGACTGTAGATGTTAGTGTAAACCATACGAAATCTTGCAACGACTGCGATGCTGCGGCATCAAATACTAGCGTTCTGTCTGGCAGATGAATATAAAGATGCTGATGCGCTCGGTCATTGCGTGCCTCTAGCTTTACCGTTGCAAGCTGCGCTTCTGTGAATTGCAAGAGAATCTCATCGACTTCTTGGGTGCTGATTTTTGTAGCTTTTCCGTTTGCGCCAATGTAGATGCCTGGTGCTTCGTTTCGACCACTACCCAAGAATGCTATAGATTCTTCATACACACAGCACGCAAAAGTACCGACAACGCCCTTTTGAATCTGTGCGCCATCGATACGTTGGAATGGGAATAAAGCACCGCCCACGTTGTCAAACACCTCGATGGTGTTTCTATTGAGGGCATAGACTTCGTTTCTCAGCTTGAGCAATGCCACCACAGGGTCAGGATCGACCTCAGAGCTGCCGTATTTGAGAGGGTTAACAACCAACGGGTCTGAAAGTTCTGTGACCACCAAGAACTCGCCATCTGTGGTCATAAAATAACCATCGACCCAGACCACATCCAAAACGACACCCAGATCAGGGTCGGTCACTTGGGTAAGCGTTGACCCGTTCCAATAGTACAGTCTACCACCAGAGGCAATCGCCAACTGGTCAAAGCTGTAGTCAAATGTGACCAACTCACCAATTGGGCCACCAACATCACCAAGCTCTGTCACAAGGCCAGAACTTGAAATCTCAACGAGTTTTGTACCCATTACACGATACAGTTTGCCTTGCCAATTGATGCCGCCTCGGTCTGCGCCTGGTCCTGTCCCGTTGGAAACAATGCCATCGCCTGGGCGCAAATAGCCTGTGCTGATCCCGCTTGCCTTTGGGACAGGCACAAGGTTGACAGGATAAGACGTTCTAAAGTCTGGTCCATTGTCTGTAAAAATGCCGCTTAGAATTGGGATTTGCATTTATTTCTTAGCCTTGTTTCTAGCTGAGATTTTCTTGGCTTTTGCCTGTGCGTCTGCCTTGCTAGATGCGCCCCATGCTTTAAGACTGAGCAGCAATCTGGTTGGCTTGCCATCCTTATACTCTGGACCTTCATTGCCGCCCATGCGTGCCAAGAAACTTGCTCGACGAGGATTGTCACCAGATTTGACCGGAGCTTTCAGATTCATGCCTTCAGCCTTCGCACTTGCTCGACCCTTGGCATTAAGCCCACCTTTTGGGTTCTGGCCTTCCTTGCGTTGATAGGCTGGTGTTTTCATCTGAATCTCTTAATCTTCTCTGCGACCTTCTTTGGCTGTTTGGCAAACTGCTTGCCCTTGGCTGTCGCTTCCCGCTTGGCCTTGGTGGTGGCTGCATACTCGGCTGGGGTCAGAGCCTTGATCGCTTTGGCTGGCAGATAACGCTCACCCGTCTCGGATGACTTCTTGCCAGACTTTGTACGCCAATCCTGACTTCCCCAATCCTTCAGACTTTTCTGAGAGGCTTTCATTTGTATCCGCCCCCCTTCTCTTTGTACTTCTTTGCTAAAAGTTGCGCCTTCCTTGCTGACCATTCGCCAGCAGCCGTACCTTGGACAGCCGAACCCTTGATCTCCGCAAAGAGACGCTTTCGCATCGTTGGCTTCGTATAGTTGCCAGCTGCGTTGACCGAGGATTTAGGCTTTGTGGCCATTAGGAAGTTACGCCTTTGATAACAGAGAAGTTAAATACTGGCTGCTCTGTGGTTGTGCCGCCTGTGGTGTTAAATGTGATTCTAAAACTTCCACCAGCCACGTTTGTCACTTTCAGATCATACAAGTCTGTTCCAGACTGCTGATTCAATATAATGACATCTGTTGAAGTCACGGTGCTGTTTGTCACGGTAAAGGATGCGGCAGTTGCTGATCCCGCTGCGCTAAACAAAGTGATTGAACCGTTTGTCTTGTTAAGCGTCACGCCTGTTGTGCGGCTTGTGCCTTGCGTAACAGTTCCACCAGAGCCAGTTGCATATCCAATTCCAGCCGTACCTGTCGAAACAATCTTTCCTGTGGCCTCCAGACTTGTGCCTGTGGCTACGCCGATTATTGGTGTGACGAGCGTTGGGGTATTGTTAAACACCAAAACGCCTGTGCCTGTCTCATCAGTCATTGCTGTGCGTAGATTAGCACTAGATGGGTTTGCCAAGAATGCTTGGATGCCAGCAGCGTAAACCGTCTCAGCGTTGATCTGATAC